TTCTATTCCGCCTCCTACAATAATAATTTTATGAGTTTTCATGAAAAATAACTTTTTGTTTGTCTTGGGAACTATAACCAGTTCCTTTTAAAAAATCTCCTTCACTTAAAAATAACCAATGTTTTAAAGGGGATACATTATTCTTAAAAAATTGTGAATTGTTATCTGTAATAAGATCAAAAGCTATGGATATTCTTTCTTTATCACCCTCATGTTTGCTGGTATAATGAGGAATACAAGATTGAAATAAAGTTATTTTTCCAGGGGCATTTTTACTTTTATATTCACTAGGAGAATTAATTTGATCCACAGGACAAATATAACATGTTTCACTTGCTTCACATTGCACAGTTATATGTCCACTAACATATGAATCAGGGGTTGCATCATGAAGATGAGGTTTAATTTGTTCCCCTTTTCTCATAACATTTGCCCATGCATGACAGTATATTCTAGCCGGCCTATCTATTTTAATTAATTTTATAAGTTGATTATGAGCTTTAAGGATAGCTAATTTTAATTTATTTATTTCTGGATGATTCCATTTTAAAAGATTATATGCATAAGAACGAGAAGTTAAACTTTCTTTGCCTAATTGAGTATAACCATCAGAAGACTGAGAATGATCATATGGAGGAAATTCTTTTAATGTTTCTTTTTCTTTAATTAAAATAAGTTTAGCTAGTTCTTCCATATTAACATCTTCGAGCATTTCTTCTATCATATGGTATTCCCATTCTAACCCTAATGGATTTGTTTTGGGTCCACTTTTAAAAGAAAGATATTCTCCTGGCATTAATATCCCCACGCGACACCAGTATAACGAGTGCCTCCTATAATAGGTTCTACTTCATGCTCATAAATAAAAACAGAAGGAAAAATTACAACATCTCCTTTTTTTAAATTTAAAGCATATTGACCACTTAATAAATTAAAAGTTAAAGCTCCTCCTTGATAGTCATCATTAAAAGCACTAACAAAACTAAGAACAGGAATTCCTCTTCTTTTACCATCAAACAAAGAATGAATATGATCAAAATGAGATCTCATTACAGAGTCTTTGTCATATTGATTAAGCCTAATAGGGCCTATGTTTTGTATATAATCTGTCTTAGGTTTAAAAAGATTAATATATTTAAAGTATGCTTTTTTATAACCAGTTATTATTTGAGTTTCTAACTCATCAGTAGGATAACCTATTTTAGGTTCTTTTTCCTCAAAAGAAAAATGGACTTTATAGTCTTCATTAGAGGACCATTGATGGGTTTTAAAGTCGTTGTTTTTTATATATTCAACAACTTCATTAGATACTTCTTCTGGAATTGTATTAAAAACTTGTATGTAAGAAGTAATATTCATAGCACTACTTCCGTTAAATTTTCTCTTCTTCCCACAGAATTTCGCGCCATAGTATTAAAGGAAAGAGATACTCTTTCTTCTTCGTCTTTATTTTCTTTAACCATATGTTTTACACAAGAAGGAAATAATAAGAGTTGTCCTCTTGTTGGGTCTACTTCCCATTTTTCGCTATTAAATACAGTTGGTTCAGTATAAGGTAAATCCCACATAGGAAAATGATTCATTCCTCTTTCAGCTATAAAACTTCCCTTCCCTTGAATAAATAGTACTCCTGATACAATAGAATTACTATGATGATGTAAATGATGATGAGTTCCTTTAGGATTAAAATTTAACCATGATTGCGTAATTTTTAAAGGCACTTTACGATCTACTTTCATAAACTCATGCCAGTAATTATCTAAATTAAATTGAATAAAATCTCTTACTTTTTTTAAACTTGGTAAATTTAAAATATATGTTTGGTCAGAAGTAACAAGATTTTTTCCTACATTTACAGTTACACCTTTTGAGGAACGGCATCTGTTGAATTCATCTATTTCTTCATTAGGAAATGAATATTTATCTGAACGATAAATAGCTAGCGGAAAAACTGTATCTACAACACTCATATTTCTATTTTCTTTCTAAATGTATATATTAAATATTATTATCTTGCAACTCTAATTCATATTCTTCGTTAGTTAAATCTCCGTTTTTCCATCTGTTTGTAATTTCAAGCCATGTAGAAACTTCATCCGAATCTACTTCTCCTATAACTTCCATACCACCTCTATCTAAATAATCTTGAACAGTACCACCTTTTACAATTAATCTTTTTCCTTCCCAAGCTTGAGACTGCTGAGAAAAATCATAACTTGCAGTATATTTAATTTTATAGTCGCTATCTGTGTTATAAGTTGTCATAATTAATATTTAATAGAAATCATTCCGGTACTTCCAGCATTTCCTGATCCTCCACCATTTCCTGAATTTGCAGTAGCTGGATTAGAACCTACTGATCCTGTGAAATTTCCTCCGCCACCGCCTTTTGAAAATACACCTGATTGACCAATACCTGTTCCAAATGTAGCTGATACATCTTTTCCTGATCCCCCGGTTGGTGTACCGCCCGCACCTCCTGCGCCGCCTCCGCCGCCCGATGGTAATGGCCCACCATATGGAGCATTTCCTCCATTACTTCCAAATCCATATGTTTTAGAATCTGCTGAAATAGTTGGTGAAGTAGTTTGAATAGCTGTTCCTCCCGTGCTTGAGTGAGATCCGCCCCCGGCTGATCCACCATCTTTTCCTGAACCGTGTCCTCCTCCAATAGCTGTTATAACAGCTGCAGTAGTAACTGCAACGCCATCATTATTTCCCCATTGAGAATTTCCTCCGTTAGCCTGGTTTTGTGAAGGTGCACTACCTCCGCCAGTTCCTCCGCTTCCTATATAATATTGATTAGATCCAGATGAAATAGAGTAAGATGGGTGCAGAACTAGTCCGCCTCCGCCGCCTCCGCCGCCATATGGCTGCGATCCCCCGCCCGATCCAGCAACTAATAAAGTCGTAGTAGATGCCGTAGCTGGCATTGTATATGTTCCTGCGCCTGCAGTTGTAAAATTTGCTTGAGTTGGAGCCGCTACAGTTATTGAAAAAGCTCTGTCTGAAGTTTGTGAACCAGCTGTAGCTCTAACCGTAAATGAAGATTCTACAGTTCCACTAGGAACTGCGGCAGCTGTTCCAGTGATTGCTGCTGTACTTGTATTAAAACTTAAACCTGGAGATACAGCTCCAGTTGTAATTGCATAAGAAACTGTTTGTCCTTCGGGGTCAGTTGCTGTTGCTGGTGATAAACTATATGTAGATCTTTGACCATCTAAAATTGTACCTAAAGAACCAGCGGGTGTAGCAAAAATTGGATTATCATCTACAGTAAATAAATTACTTCCTTCTCCTGTAACTGAGTTTTCAGCAACAAGATCAAATGGATCATTGTTAACTCCTTTTACTGAAGTAGGAACTGTAACCGTTACAGCAGTATTACTTGTATATGAAACTGTAGTAATAGCATATTCTGTTCCGTTATTGCCTTTTAATTTCCATGTAGTACCAGGTAAAAATCCTGTTCCTGTCACAGCTAAAGTCGCTGGTATTTGTGCCTCAGAATACGAACTAGGTGTAATACCTGTTACTGTTGGACTTTGAGGAATATCTTCTATCTCTGTTCCACTAAAATCGTATTTAATACTTTTATATGATGTCATATTATTTCTCCGTTAATAACCATCCTGGGTTTGTTGCTCCAGAGTAAACTAAAGCAAAAGCTGCTCTTTCAGTGGCTACCACTAAATCTGCATCAAGCCCTTGAATTCTTTTTCCATTTCTTCCCACTGTAAGGTTATTTGTATCAAATGTGGCTGCATAGTCAATAAAATTTACAGTATCTCCTAATGAAGGTGAGGCTGGTAAAGTACAAGTAATAGCATTAGAAGTAGTATCTAAAAGATATCCTTTTCCTGCTGCTACTGAAATAGAAGCAGTTGTAGAAGCAGCTTGCCATGCAGCGCCTCCAGTAATTTCAGTAAAAGATAAAACTCCAGAACCATTAGTAGTTAAGGCAAATCCCGAAGTTGCATCGGCTGTTGGCCATTTGTAAATAACTCCATTACAATTAATCATGTTAGTAACTTGGGAAGCATAATTACCCATATAAGCATGTGCGTCACATTGATAATATAAAATATTTGGGGTAAATTCATTTACTGCAATAACTGTTTTTGCTCCTGAAGATCCTGCAGTTCCTGTTACAGTAACTCCAGTTGTATATGCAGTTGTTTTATCAGCGTCTAAATAAAATCTAAGAGTGTGACCTGAGTTAGTACTATCAGATTGATCAAATTCATAAAAATATTCGGTGTTAGCAGTAGCTGCATCTGTTCCTCCAAAAGAAAGAACTGGAGATTCTACTCCATTAATAAAATAACCTGAAGCACTACCGTCTCCATAATAAGGGTGAGCCGCAGTTTTAGCACCGGCTGTTACAATCAAAGTAATAGGAGCCCCTGTAGGTCCATATGCTTTAGAAAACATATTACCTTGAACTAAAGCACTATTTGTAACTCTTCCTGTGTTGTCTCCATCCCACCATGTAGTAGTTGTAGATCCATCATTCCCTGCAATTTTTAATTGTCTACTAGCTGTAGCTGACGCGGCATCAACACTTCCAATAATTACGTTTCCAGCACCCGTAGTAAGATTGTCTCCTGACACACTTCCTATAGTTAAATTATAATTTCCTGTTACTAATTTTCCAGAATCTTTTCCAATGTTTGTGTTGTCAGTTCCACTAGCTACTGCGCTTCCTGCAGTGGATCCCAACGCCGTATTGTTATCACCTGAAGTCAATGCATCTAATGCTGCAATTCCAATTCCAGTGTTATCTGATGCGGTACTTAAAGTACCCGAAGTAGAGTGTCCAACTAATAAACTGTTACTAAAGTTAGTTCCTGAAAGTTTTCCGGGAATAACATCACCTTGAATAGAGTTAGATGTCATAGTCACCATTCCACTTCCATTTGCATTAATAGCAATAGCTCCGTTGGAAACTGAAACTATTTGGTTACCATTAACATCTAAATTACCACCAAGTTGAGGAGTAGTATCAGACACTATATTAGTCAGAAATCCAGTTGAACTACCATCACCATAAACTAAATTTCCGGAAGTATCTTTAATAACACCTTTGCTAGCAGGTAATGTACAGAAAACTGATTTAGTTCCTGCTGAAAAATTTACAAGAGAATCGGAATTAGAAGAAGTAACTGCTGTTCGGCTAAGTGTGCTTCCACTAGCCGTATAGGTTCCATAGCCAACTTCCCATTCATTATAAGAAGTATCCTCATGAACGATACAATAATACGTGACGTTACTATTTCCTATTCCTGCACTAAAACCTTCAAAGTGAGTTACAGCGCCGGACAATGAAACAGTACCTGTACCCGTAGTTGCCGTGGTTTCTTTTACACGATCATTACAAATAAAAGCCATTTAATTACCCTGTTATTGTTAGCAATGCACTTGCACCTGGCGCCGGAAACGTAATAGTAAAAGTACCATTAGTCGCCGTCTTGTCGCCGCCGAAATCTAAAAAGAAACATGCTTTATTACTTTGACTTGAATTATAAACCAAAGCGTATCTCGCTGTGATTGTCACTGCACTGAATGTTGCATCAGCGGTGAAATCAGCGTAAGCAGTTGTCCCTGAAGTGCCGACTGTTCCACCCGACAAAGTCGTGCCTCCCGCAGTATATCCTGATCCCGAAGCTTCGTTGTTCGTGTTATAAACAGTATAATCTGCAAGGGCGCTAGCGGAACTTGTGTAAAGTGCAAGTTTAAAAGTATTAGAACTGAAATTATGTGTTCCAGTTAATAATTCACTTTTAAAACTCGTACATACTGTGTTTGCCATCTATAGCCTCCTAAGCTCTTGTTCTTGGTGCATTCATTAAATCTCTGATTACACCATTCATATATTCATCTCTACGTCTACGACCTTGTTGTTCAACGCCTAAGCCTGATAGAGACTGTTGATATTTTTGCTCGTATAATTGATACATTTTATCATTTTGTAAAAAAGCAAATGCCTCTACGAGACAGGCATATGTAAGCACATTTGGAGCATTGTTGCTCAAATATGTTGTTGTGTTAGTAGACGTCAAAGCGGTGCCGTCTCCTGCTGTAGGTCTTTTAACATAAGCCACTTCAATATTCAAGGCAGAATCTGGTGTAGGCGAAATATAAATAGTACCTTCATTCCAATTAGAATAATATTTAGGGGTTCCTTCAGTTACCCTGGTCCCTGAATATTCATCCATAAAAGACACATCTTTTTGCTGTAAATAAGTTCTAGTTTGAGGACTAGCTGATGCATAAGTAGTTACATATCTTACAATCAAGATTCCTGTAGGAACTGTAACCCATGGATTTCCTTGAGTTAAACTTGCAAAAGCATTTTGTCTAAATTCATCAATATCTATATCAGTCATAATTCTATATTCTGCGTCAGATATAAAATCATTAACAATACTAGATGTTAAAACATTACTACTTGTTTCTGTGTAGTCTCTAAGTTTAGTAGTTAATTCGTCATAAGTCATGGTGTCAATGTTACAGGGCCTGCTGTTACAGAACCTCCGCCTCCTCGTATTTCTCCAGTTGTAGCACTACCTGAAGCTGCTGTAAAGTAATACCAGTTAGTTTCACTATTGTCTACTACTCCAGAGCCATTATAATAGCCTAATGTAATCGTATTTCCACCACTTTGACAAATTACACTTCCGGCAATTCCATCAACATTTGGACAAACTGAATACTGAGCAACTGGATTATCCACGGTCCCAGTTCCAGGGGCCTGTTCTGGTGGTCCTCTAAAAACTACAGTATCACCAGTTGATCTTCCATGAGAAGGTGCATAAACCATAATAATGGCTGATGCAGCTTGGTAAGTTAAAAAAGGATTTTCAGGAAGTAAGACGGCGACTTTAGGAACTGATCTAGATGGTGGTCTAGGATGTTCTAAAGCTTGAGCATCTCCACCCCTAACTTTTATTTCTAATTGTGGTTGCTTCGGTTCGTATTCTGAAATATGAAC